GCAGGTCATTGCTGGCGGTGAGATACGGGTGATCGACTTCTATCAAAACTGCCAAAAGACCATTGACCACTACGCCCAGGTTCTGCAAGACAAGGGATATATCTACAAGGATTGGTGGTTGCCGCACGATGCTGAACACAAAAACATGACAGGCAAGTCGGTTAAGGATATTCTTGAGGCTATGGGCAAACCAATTCGAATCACGCCAAAGCTATCCATTGCTGATGGCATTAACGCTGCAAGGACGCTGATGAACCGAGCATATTTTGACGAGACTAAATGCGCTGATGGCTTGCAGAACTTGCGCCATTACCGCTATGACGTTGATGCAAACACCAAGATGTTCAGTAACAAGCCATTGCACGACCAGCACTCACACGCTGCTGATGCGTGGCGTTATGTTGCTGTAGGACTTGACGAGAATGTCGGGACTTGGGGCAAGTCTATTAACAAAACTCCTAAATGGGTGGTCTAAATGTTTATGATGAAACAAGGTGATATGGCAAACTCCAAGCGGGTTGATGAGCTTGAAAAGCGCATTGAAATGCTTGAAACTGTGGTAAAAGAGTTACAATTAACCGAACGCCCAAAGGTCGGGCGACCACCAAAGGCAAAAGATGAGCCAGAACGAACTTAAAGCAGCAGTTCAAGCCGCGATTGATGACTCCATTGGATTCATTGAGAGCGAAACCGTTGAGATGCGTAAGCAGGCTTTGCAGGCCTATTTGCGTCAACCATACGGAAACGAGCAAGAGGGCAAATCCTCTATCGTTACTGGTGAGGTGGCAGAAGCCATTGATGGCGCTTTGCCTGCGCTAATTCGCATCTTTACAGGCTCTGACCAGATCGTTGTTGCTGACCCTGTTGGCCCAGGCGATGAGGCCGCTGCAAAGCAAGCAACCGACTACCTGAACTACATCTTCTTAAAAGATAACCCCGGCGTTATCATCATGCACGATTGGTTCTTTGATGCCTTGCTGCAAAAGAACGGCATTGTTAAAGCTGTCTGGGAAGACAAAGAAGACGTTACAAAAGAAACCTACGAAGGCTTGTCGGATGATGAGCTTGCCTTGATGCTGCAAGATGAAAGCATTGAGGTCGTTGAGCAAGACACGGTGACAAATCCAATCCTTGACCCGATGGGCAACCCTGTCTTTGATGAGATGGGTGTGCCTGCTACATACGGCATCCATGACGTAAAGATCAAGAAGGTCATTAACTCTGGCAAAGTCAAGATTTCCAACATCCCGCCCGAAGAGTTCCTGATTGCTAAGGCTGGTCGAACTGTTAAGGATTCCCCATTTGTTGCACACCGCCGGATGATTACCCGCAGCGAGTTGATTGCAATGGGCTTTGATGAGGATGTTGTAAACGGCTTGCCAACAGGTGATGCCTTGTCTTACACGCCTGAACGGGTGGCTCGATTCTCTCCAGGTGAGCAGCCTTACGACACTGAACCAAACGATTCCTCGATGCAAGGAATTGAGGTCTTTGAATGCTACATTTATTACGATGCTGACGAAGATGGCATTGCTGAGTTGCATCAAGTGTTTTACGCTGGCAGCGAGATTCTGAGTGACGAGGAAACGGACTATGTTCCCTTCTACTCTGTCTGTCCTTTGCCAATCCCGCACAAGTTCTTTGGCAACTCGCTGGCTGACCGCACCGTTGACCTGCAACTGATTAAAACAACAGTTACCCGTCAGATGCTTGACAATATGTATCTGACCAACAACGCCCGTGTTACGGCTGTTGAAGGCCAAGTAAACCTAGACGACCTGCTGACGTCTACGGCTGGTGGCGTGATCCGCACCAAGTCTCAGGGGGCTGTTCAGCAGTTGGTCGTGCAAAACATGGCCAGCCAGTCGTTCCCTATGCTGCAATATTTGGATTCTGTCCAAGCCAAGCGTACAGGCGTGACCGAGTTGTCACAAGGTCTTGACCCCAACATCTTGCAAAACGTCACTGCGGCGGCTGTTGCGTCTATGCAGCAAGCGGGTTCCGGCAAGATTGAGTTGATTGCCCGTATCTTTGCTGAGTCAGGCGTGAAAGAGTTGTTTGAAGGCATCATGCACCTGGTTAGCAAGTACCAGCAGAAAGAGCGCATCATTCGTTTGCGCGGTACTTATGTGGCTGTTGACCCCCGCACATGGGCAAACAAGTTTGACATCTCTATCAACGTGGGCTTGGGTAACGGCAACCGCGATCAGCAGATGGCAATGCTTCAGATGGTGATGGCAAAGCAAGAGCAAATGATTGGGCAATACGGGCCAGCTAACCCGTTTGTCAGCTTTGGTCAGTACCGTGGCACTCTTGGCCGCATGGTTGAGGCTGCTGGCTTTAAGGATTCCGCTGAGTTCTTCAAGCCGATCAGCCCAGAGCAAGACCAGCAACTGTCTAACCCGCCTCCGCAGCAAGAACCACCAATGTCGCCAGAGGTGCAGGCATACATGGCAAAGACTCAGGCTGAGATACAGGCGCAACAGGCTAAGTTCCAAGCCGATATGCAAATGCAGCAAGCCAAGATGCAGGCTGATATGCAGTTTGAGCGCGAGAAGGCTGCGCTTGAGTTACAGCTTCAACGCGAGAAGGCTGCGGCTGAGTTGGAAATCATGCGCGAGAAAGAAGCCTCTAAGTTGCAGCTTGAGCGTGAAAAGATGAATATGCACTTTGTCATGAAGCAGCAAGAGTTTGAGGCTGAAGCACAACTTAAAGCCATGAAAATCGGCGCTGGTATCTCTTCCAACATTGAAATTCCGGGGTGATATATGGCGACAAGATACACATTTGGCGGCGACCCTATTGATGACGAGCCATTATTCGAGGCCATCCCCGTTGCCCAAGTCCAGCCAGCCAATACAGCGATGTCTGGCAAAGAGCTTGTTTCTTATATGCAGAGAAATAATTTTTCTCCAGCGCAAGCTGCAGCTGCTCTTGGGATGTCTGAGGGAGCTATTCTTTCAAGTGTCGCCCAAACAATTGATCCAAACAGTTCATTGAATCTTGGCGGGACTATTATTCAGCCTGTCTACGATAGCCGTGGAGAAGGTGAGAATTTCCAACAAGGCAATTTAAGTGAAATATTGGTTTATGACCAAAATCAAAAAACTGGCGACCCGTACAAAACATTTACACCAACTGGTCAACTTGTTGGTGGCGGGAAATTTCAAGACGTTTCTAATCTTGGGGAGATGCTCCAAGAAACTGTTGTTCAATTAGCGCCCATCATTTTGGCTGCTGCGACTTATGGCGCTGGTGGCTCTGCTCTTGGTTCTGCACTAGGTTTGGGCACTGGTACTACTGCAACGGCTGTAGGCAATGCACTTATTCAAGGGGCGGTGGCCGAGGCAAGTGGTGGTGACTTTCTTAAAGGCGCGGCTACTGGTGCTGCTGGCGCTTTTGTTCCTTCTGTAAATGCTGGCATATCAGAGGCATTAGGCGGCGGAACTGCGGCAAACATTGCTGCTGGCTCTTTGACTGGTGGGGTGTTGTCTAACATGGCGGGTGGCAAGTTTTCGACAGGCGCTTTGCTTGGCGGCGCTAATGCTGGAATTGGAGAGATGCGGAACAACTTGCGCCAAGAAATGTTTGATACAGCTATGACTGAAAGCGGTCTCGCTGGTCAAACCGAAACTAGGCCAAGTGATTTCTTTTTAGAAAATCCTAATTATGAAAACATTTCAATCGCAGAAATTATTGACAATCTGCAATCATTCAATCCTGATTACTCTTTGAGTTCGCCTGAATACGCCCCAGGCTTGAAGCCTAGTCCGATTGACACAAGCAACTATGAAATTGGCTCATACGACTATTCTTTGGGGAACATGGCAAACGCCAACCTTGTTGATGGCTCTGGATTGACTGTAGACCTTAACGCATCAATTGGCGATCCAAACTCGTTTATCAATCAGCCACCACCTCAAATCAATTACACCCTGCCAGAATTTACAGACCTGCCGCCTGTTGACAACTCTGGTAAATTGGCAGCATTTGGTGTTGCTCAAACTCTTTTGCCAGCAGTCATTACCGCTATTGCAGCCGATAGCTCTGCTCCTAAAGAAGCAGACAGGCCCACTGGTTTTGACATTGTTCCTATCCCTGGCGAATGGCGTCCACCAGAGTACAACCAACAATTTACGCCATCTGCGCCGATTGACTTTGGATCGCGTGAATTGCTGAGAGGTACGCAATTTGACAGGCCGTCAATTCGGCCAACACAAATGAATTACGGGTTGAGTGGAAATCAAGTTTCAATTGCTGACATCATTGCGGGAATACAAGGCCAGTATGGACAAGAAACAACAAGCTGAGTGGGCTAACAACCTTCTTAAAGATGACTTTTTCATAAAAGTCATGGATGATTTGAAAAATCAACAAATTAGTGTGATAATTAACACTAATCGAGATGAGGTAGAAGAGCGTGAAGCCGCTTATAGCCACATCAAGACATTTGATCTGTTTGTTGGACACCTGCAAGGCATTGCCGCAGAAACCAAGATTCAGGAAAAAAAGTGGAAGATTCTGTAACGAAAGTTACCCGCAGTCCAGACGGTTTCTGGCGAAAACTGAGATAACACATGGAAAACACCAACCCGCAAGGGAGTGAAGGCCTGAACGTAAACCAAGCCGCTAGTGCGTTTATGAGTTTGATGGATGGTAACGATGGAGCCGAAAAGGGCCAACCTGAAGAACCAACCGAAGAACTTGAAACCAGTGGCGAAGCTGAAGAACAGTCCGAATATGAGGACGAGCCTGTAGAGGAAGTAAAACCCCGCTATAAGGCAAAAGTCGGTGGTGAGGAGGTTGAGGTTGAACTTGACGAACTTATTAACGGCTATCAGCGCAGCAAGGATTACACACAAAAATCTCAGGCACTGGCTGAACAGCGCAAGGCAATTGATGCCGAGCGTGGTCATCTGGAGCAAGTGAAACAAGAGCGACAAGCGTACGCCCAGAAATTGAAGGCTCTCGATAGCTTCTTGAGCCAGCAAAATCGGGGTGAGGATTTAGAAGTTTTGAAAGAAACAGACCCTATCGGTTATGCCGTTAAGGTAGCGGAACAGACTCAACGTGAGAAGCAGTTAGCAGTAGTAAGAGCCGAACAGCAACGCATTGCCCAACAGCAACAAGCGGAGCAACAGAAAACACTGCAAAACCATCTCAAGTATGAGGCTGACAAACTAGCGTCTGTTATTCCAGAACTGAACACGCCAAAGGGTGATGCAATCCGGAAAGAAATCCGCGAATATGCAAAGTCTGTTGGCTGGTCAGATCAAGAACTCTCCTCAGTGTACGACCATCGTGCTGTGCTGACTTTGTATAAGGCGATGAAGTTTGAGCAACTGCAAAAGGGCAAGCCAGAGACTTTGAAGAAAGTCCAGCAAGCCCCAAAGATGCTGAAGCCCGGTACTTCAACGCCAAACACTCAGTCATCACAAGATAAACAAGTGATGCAACGGCTGCGTCAAACCGGAAAAGTCCGTGATGCTGCTGCTGCGTTTGAACGATTCCTTTAATTTTTTGGAGCTTTAATATGCCTACCTATCAGACCTATACCGCCATCGGTATGCGCGAAGACCTCTCGGATGTTATCTATAACATCTCTCCTACCGACACGCCTTTCATGTCGTCTATCGGTAAAAACAAAGCAACTGCTACTTTCCATGAGTGGCAAACTGACTCGTTGGCTGCTGCCGCTTTGGGTGGTGCTGTTGAAGGTGCGGATCAGTCCAGCATCACAGCAAGCCCCACATCTCGCGTTGGTAACCGCACTCAGATTTTCACTAAGGCTATCGCTATTGCTGGCACTTTGGAGGCTGTGGACAAAGCTGGTCGTAAGTCTGAAAAGGCTTATCAGATGGCTAAAGTTTCGGCTGAACTGAAGCGCAATATCGAGTTGTCTTTGTTGTCCAACCAGGTGGCTGCTACTGGCAACTCCAGCACAGCCCGCACTTTGGGTGGCCTGCAAGCCTGGTTGAACACCAACTATGACGGCGGCACAAGCGGCGTGGCTGGTTCGGGTGGCACAACTGCCCGTACTGATGGCACAAACCGCACCTTCACAGAGACCCTGTTGAAGACCGTGATCGCCGAGGTGTACACCGCTGGTGGTTCGCCTAAAGTGTTGATGGTCAACCCTGCCCACAAGCAATTGGTTTCGGCCTTTGCTGGTATCGCTGCACAGCGTTACATGGCTCCTTCTGACCAGCCAACCACCATCATTGGCGCTGCTGATGTTTACATGAGCGATTTCGGCACTATCTCTGTTGTGCCTAACCGCTTCATGAATAGCACCAACAACTGCGATGAGACTGCTTTCATTGTCGATCCCGACATGGCTGCTGTGTCCTTCTTGCGTCCTTTCGAGACCATTGAGTTGGCCAAGACTGGTGACGCTGAGAAGACTCAGTTGCTGGCTGAATTGACTCTGGAAGTCAAAAACCAAGCTGCTCACGGCATCATTGCTGACTTGACACCTTGATCTAACGTAAGTTAGCCAAAAGCCTCTCATGGGAAACCTTGGGGGGCTTTTTTATTTATCATGTAAATGCTAGAATTGCAACTATGGAAAACCCTACATTTCGCAAATCTGTTGCACACGCTGATGGTAACGGTGGTTTGGTCATTCAAACTGCTCAAGATGTGTCTGCCATCATTGAACGCAATAAGCAAGAGTTCAACAGCTATGATGAACGGGCCAAGTGGTCTGATGAGATTTATGGGAACAAGGTAGCATCCATCCCGTTGACTGCTATTGATGACCTAAACAATCAAGGCATCATGCGTGGGTTTCACGTTATTGACAACGCTCGATTTGCGATGTGGTTGAACGATGCGAATAACAGGGCGTGGCGTACTCGTCCAGGAGTGATCTAAATGAGTTTTGCGACCTACTCCGATCTTAAAACTACTATTGCTGGTTATCTGGCGAGGACTGACTTAACAACTCAGATTCCAGATTTCATTCGATTGGCTGAATTGCGTTTGCGCCGTGACTTGCGTATTCGGCAGATGTTGAAGTCTGTCACAACATCTACTGTTGCTGGTGATGAGACTGTAGAGCTTCCAAGCGATTTTATTGAGGTGCGCGACTTTGTTGTTGTTGGCAATCCAATTCAACCTTTGAGCTATTACAGCCCGTCAGCGTTTAATCGAAACACTCGCACATGGGAATCAGGCAAGCCGCAAGATTACACGGTCTTGGCTAACGACTTCCAACTGTCGCCAATTCCTGATGCTGTATATACACTCAAGATGTTTTATTTTGCTTCTCCTGTATTCTTGAGTGACGCAAACACAAGCAACGCTTTCTTGGCAAATGTGCCTGATGCTTTGCTTTACGGCGCTTTGCTTGAGGCTGCTCCGTACCTTATGGATGACGCTCGGATCAACACATGGGGAACCATGTTTGACCGTGCTATGTCTTCTATTACTCGCTCTGATGAACAGGGCCAGTATTCGGGTGTTCCACTTGTAATCAAAACAACTTTGTGAGGTAAATCATGGCTGAAATGTCAAACTTTCTTGAGAATGCGCTGATTAACGCAACTCTCCGCAACACTTCTTACACAAGCCCGTCTGTTGTGTATTTGGCTCTTTACACCACCGACCCTACTGATGCCAATACTGGCACTGAGGTAAGTGGCGCTGCATACGCTCGTCAATCAATCACATTTGGCGCACCATCTAACGGTGTGTCAACAAACAGCGCGGCCATTGAGTTTGCTGCGGCTGGCGGCTCTTGGGGTACTGTTACCCACATTGGAATTCGTGATGCTTTGACTGCTGGCAACCTGCTGTATCACTCGCCCCTGGACGCATCAAAAACAATTTCAACTGGTGACATTTTCCGCATCGCCATTGGCTCTTTGAGCGTGACATTGGCCTAATCTGGCCTTCCAAGTCATCTACGCAACTTAACTATGATCTCTATTGTATTTACAGAGACTGATGGGGCGTACACCTTGACAGATGCCATTGTGTTGCCAGATGACCACGACTTGAGTGATGAGCAGATCGAGCAAATGAAAAAGCAACGCTTTGCTGATTGGGTTGTGTTTATCACAACACCGCCGATAGAAGAGACCACAACACCGCCAGAAGAAGTGCAGGGGTAACACATGGCATCAAGATATTGGCGCGGCGGTACGGGTACATGGAATACAACCAATACTAACAATTGGGCGGCAAGCGCCAATGCTTGTAAATTCACAGCATCTCGCGCAACCACAGTATTAACTGTTACCGCAGTGACCAGTGGTGCTATTGAAGTTGGCATGACGGTTTGGCACACAACTAGCACGGCAATTGGAACTATCACAGCGTTTGGCACTGGTACTGGTGGCGTCGGTACATACACAATGAGCGCATCCGGCACAGTGACTAGCCGAGCGATGAGTTCTGCAACGATTGGGGCAAGTGTTCCGACATCTAGCGACCCTCTTGTTTTTGACGCTGATAGTAATGTTGGAACAGCCGCTTTCACTGTAACAGTTGGCAGTTCTAGTTGTGTATGCGGCGGTTTTTCAGCCAGTGACCTTAGCACCACAATGACTTTAGGGGGTAGTCTTGCAATGACAGTTGCAGGCGATTTCCTCTTGCCTGCATCAAATTTCACAAGGACTTACAGCGGCACGATTACATTTACAGGTACTGGAGCAATTACTACTAATGGTGTTTCTCTTGCAAACACGTTAATTTTTAACGGAACAGGCCAAACCTTTACCTTAGGTAGTGCGCTAACTACTTCGTCAGGTGTTACCCTTACTACTGGCAATCTTTCTTTACAGTCTTTTACATTAGCAACGCTTTCATTTACATCAAACAATACAAACACACGTTCAATAAATTTTGGCACGGGTAAAATTTCTGTTACGGGTACAACAGGTACTGTATGGAATATGCCAGACTTGACAGGTTTTACATTGTCAGGAACACCTGTTTTAGAAAGGGTTAATGCAGGTGGCACGGTTTGGCATGGGCAGACTGGAGGGAGCGATTACAGCAAAGCAATTAGTGTGCAGTCAACAGGAAGTGTTGGCGGCACTTACGCAGGGCGATTCCGAGATTTTCAGGCTGGCGGGTCTATCGTTCTAACTACAGTTGTTACTGTTTTCGGCAATCTAACCATTAATTCTGGCGCAACACAATCCGGCATTAGTTTTAGTTTAACTGCGGGTTCTGACGGTTTAACACCGAACACCGTTACCACAAATGGCGTTACTTTAACTGGTATATCAAATACCACTGCAAATATTGTTTTAGGTTCAAACTTAACATTATCAGGTACTGCTCAGTTAAAAATTGATACAGCAGATTTTGATTTTACTTGTACATCTTGTACTCTTAATGCTGGAAGCCAACTAAGAAGCTCAACAATTCGACTTAGGAGTATTTCTGTGTTTCCCGGTATAGACCCCGGAACAAGCACAATTATTCTTTATGAGCACTCCGCAAATGCCTTATTAACAGTTTTGGGTGATCGTACAACCACTACACAACTATACAATGTTTTGGTGTCGTGTGGGGTTGAGGACAGGACTACAGCAATTAGTGGTAATTTGTCATTTAATCGATTTTATAATGAAAGCGCAGTTCCGCACACTGTTACTTTTTATCTTGATAGTGAAAGTGATGGGTGGTACTATTCTTTTGTAAACTTTGATGCCAGCGGTACAGGAACAGCACAACTTACAATAAAGTCAGACCTAACAGGTATCGGTTCCACTGCAACGCTGACACAAGCAAGCGGAACGGTAAATTTAAATTACGTCACGATTGAAAATTTAACCGCATCTGGCGGCGCAACTTGGAACGCCTTTACGTCCAATGGAAACATCGACGGTGGGGGTAATACTGGTTGGATTTTTAGTGGCGGATCTTCTGATTCCTCTGCAAGCATTTCAGTAACTGCAAGCGTAAGTGCAGCCGCCAACATTATTCAGCAAGCCAATGCTTCTGTCTTTTGTTCCGCAACAGTAACAGCGCAAGCAACCAGAATTCAATTTGGTGTTTGTGATGTTTTGGCGCAAGCAGCTGTTAGTGCCAGCGCAACAAGAATCCTATTTGGAAATGCGCTCGTTAACGCAAACGCAACTGTATTAGCGGCTGGTGAGGTTGTGTCAAATGTTGATGCAAGCGCAAGCGTGGTGGCATCCTGCACGGTTACAGCGTCCGCAATCCGAGTTCGTGATGCCAATGCCGTTGTAAATGGTACAGCAACACTAAGCGCAAATGGCGTTGTTTGGGTGGGTGGTTCGGCCTCAGTTCAATGTGATGCTCAAGTGCTTGCTTCTGCTCTTGCTATTTATGTCGGCATGGCTTCAATTTCTAACACAGCAACGGTTTCTGCTGCGGCAATGAATGGCGATAGTTGGTCGCCTGACGCTGAGTCAAACAACACATGGGAAGATGTGGCAGCATCAAGCAATTCTTGGTCACAGGTATCTAACGGGAACAACACATGGCTACAACAAAACTAACCTTTGGCGAGTGGATGCCTGACCAGCCTGGCATCTCTGGTGCGTTGACTGATGCTAAGAACGTGGTTTCTCAGGCTATCGGGTACGGGCCTTTGCCGACTGCTGCAAGGTTCTCGGCGGCTGCTAGTGAAAACCTGACTACTCTGGTTGCTGGCAAGACGCCTGCAAATGCGACCAAATTGTTTGCTGCTGGCTCAACAAAGATTTTTGATGTGTCTGGTGTTGGCGCTTTGACTGACGTATCAAAGACTGGCGGGTACACGCCAAATGCAAGCAATGATCGTTTTAGATTTACTCAGTTTGGCAATGTAATTATTGGCACAAATAACAGTAATCCAATTCAAGCCTACACATTAGGAACTTCTACAGCCTTTGCTGACCTTGCGGCTGGCGCACCTGTCTGTCGGTTTATCACTGTTGTCCGCGACTTTGTGGTAACGGGTTTTACTACTGAAAGCTCAACTGTTTACCCGTCTAGGGTTCGTTGGTCTGGTATCAATGATGAAACAGCATGGGGTTCAAGCCAGGTAACTCAAGCCGACTTCCAAGACATAGCTGATGGCGGTCAGGTTGTTGGCGTTCGTGGCGGTGAGTTTGGCTTGGTGTTCTTGGAAAAAGGCATTAGCCGCATGACCTATGTTGGCACACCGTTTATTTTCCAGTTCGACAACATCTCGCGTGGCAAGGGATGTATTGCAGCAGGCTCTATCGCTCAACTCCAGGGTGTTAGCTTCTTCTTGTCTGACGATGGTTTTTATATGTGTGACGGCCAGCAGGTGCAAGCAATTGGCTCTGAAAAGGTGGATCGTTGGTTCTTCTCCAATGCTGACGAAAGCGCCTTTGACACAATGAGTGCGGCGGTTGACCCTGTACGCAAGCTGATTATTTGGAACTTCAAAACAACATTTGCACAGCGCCAGCTAATTATTTACAACTTCAACACAAAGAAGTGGACTTACGGCGATGCTGGCGCTGATTACATCTCTGATGCGTCAACATCGGCCACAACGCTTGAAGGGCTTGATTCAATTTCCGCAAGCATTGACGCCCTCACGGTTAGCCTTGACTCCATTCTGTACATGGGTGGCAAGTATTTCCTTGGGGGTACTTCTGGGGCGTATGTTGTGACCTACAACGGCGCACCCGCTACTGGTCAACTGATTACAGGCGATTTGAACGCTGGTGGGCGCTCGGTGGTGACATTGGCTAGGCCTCAGATAGATAACGGCTCTGCGACCGTTTCTGTGGCTTCTAGAACACTTCTAAGTGAAGAGCCAGCGTTTAGCACTGCTGTTGCCGCTGACTACGAAAACCGAGTGTCTTTACGTTCTAACGGAAATTACCACCGATTCAAAGTTACTCCAACTGGAAGCAACTGGAAAACCGCTGTTGCTCTTGATGTTGACTTGTCTGGACAGGGTACGCGATGAACCAATTTAGAACCCTTCCTGTTTTTGGTGGTGACGCACGGTCTACCGCTGAGGTTGTTAATAACGCCATGAACGGCAAAACAAACAACACCGGGGCTGTGACGCTTGCCACTTCAGTGACCAGTACCATCATTTCTGATGCGCGTATTGGTGCAGATAGCGTGATTTTGTTTATGCCAACCAATGCAAACGCTGCAACGATTTTGAGTGGTGGTGCTCTTTATGTTTCGTCAAGAGGCAAAGGCACTGCGACCATCACGCATCCAACAACAACTCTTTCTTCAACTTTTGCCTATGTTGTTATTGGCTAAAGTGTATATAATGGACTCCATCGGATCACCCGTCATGGAATCCCAAACTTTTAGGAGTTATCATGGCGACAAGTGCGTCCACAACCACATCACAAATTGACCCAACAATCCAGCCATTTCTGAGCTATGGATTGAGTGAGGCGCAAAGGCTTTATCAAGCTGGTGGCCCTCAATACTACGCTGATCAAGCCTTTGTAAGCCCTTCTACAACAACCCAAACGGGTCTTCAGGCGCTTGAGCAACGGGCTACAATGGGCAATCCTTTGCTTGGTGCTGCACAAGGCGCTGTTCAAGGTGCTATCCAAGGACAGCAAAGCCCTGCTGCTCAGATGTATGCAAACATCTACGGTCAAGCGGCTTCTAATCCTACAAACCAGTTTTTTACTGGCTTGATTGGCGGCACACAAAACCCTGCTTTGGCTGGTTACAGAAACTTGCGTCCCGGTGTTGATGCTGGCGCACCTGTTTTCTCCCAAATTGCTGCGGGTGGAGCGCAAAACCCTGCCTTGGCTGGCTTCCAAAATCTACGCACAGGATTTGACCCAGGCGCTGCTGTTGCAAACCAAATTGCTTTTGGCAACAATGTTAATCCAGCGATGGCGGGAACTCAGGCGACAGCAAGCGGACAGTATTTGTCTGGTAATCCATTCTTTCAAGGCGCTTTTAACCCTGCTGCTCAAGCTGCTACACAACAGTTTCAAACAGCAATTGGTGATATTGGCTCGGCGGCTTCTAAGGCTGGTCGATACGGCTCTGGCGCAATGGGTACGCTGCAAGACCGTGCTTCTGGTCAACTGGCTAAGTCTTTAAGCGATACGGCTGGTCAACTGGCTTACCAGAACTATGCTGCTGAACGTGGGATGCAAGAGTCCGCACAAGGCCGATTGGCTGGATTGTCTCAACAAGACATTGCTAACCGAATGGCGGCTGGTCAAACCCTCACAGGCTCGGCTCAAAACGCATTTAACCAGCAACTCGCTCAATTGCAAGCTGTTGGCGGTTTGTCTCAACAAGATATTTCAAACCGTATGTCTGCTGCACAAGCATTGTCTGGAACTTCTCAAAACGCATTTAATCAGCAACTTGCACAGCTTCAGGGCATTGGTAATCTTACACAGCAGGGGATTGCTAACCAAATGGCTGGCGCTACTGGTTTGGGTCAGAACTATCAACAAGCTCTTGCAACTCAACTTGCTGCAACTGGTGGTGTTGGCAGCACATTCTCATCTGACGTTGGTCGTCAACTTACTGCTGCTGGCATGGCTCCTGGTCTTGCCCAAGCTGACTATCAAGACATTCAAAACCTGCTGGCTGCTGGTCAGGTTCGTGAGGGTTACACGGGTCAACAACTGCAAGCCGACATTGCGCGGTTTAACTTTGGGCAGAACGCACCGCAAAACAACTTGAATACGTTTTTGTCTGGGGTTTACGGCAATCCATTAAGCACCAATAGAAGCACATCGCAAACAGGCACAACACCTGGCCCAACTGGTTTCCAGAACTTCCTTGGC